TACTTCCATCCATTCATCAGAACGAACGGTCACTGTTACAGAAGGTTTATGTTCACACCAGTGTCTTTGATAGGTTAGCCATGTCTCCAACTGTTCAATGGCTGACATATCGTTACGAGTTACAGCTTTATTGGGTGACTTCTGTGGGAAGCTAAACACTGTAGTGGTATCAGGCTTCATCACACAAGGTGAGTTAGGTATGCCTTGGTCTTTCATCATTTGTGTAAGTGGGTCTTTATTGTCACCACGCACAGTTCTAATGTAATGTAATGCATGTCTAGCATGTATACCTGAAGCTGAGTCAACTAGTTGTGATACTGTTCCGCTTGGTTTGACGCAGGTAATTGCTGCACTTGGTGCAATGCCAAGGCGGTTAGCACAATCACTATTAGTACGAACAGCAGTTTGTCGTAAGTGTTCAAGAGTCTTCTCCAATCCTTTGTTTGCTGATGTCATAAGAGGGTTGTCCATTATCCCTGTAAGGCTTACTCCTAAGAGTCTCTCTTCTTCTGTGTTGGTTGTCCAGACTTTTCTGAGGTAGGGGAATTTTGTGTACGTGCTTTGGATTGTCCCAAGTATTGTGGCGAGTCTGACTTTTCTATCCAAGTCTTCCACCGTGTCCGTGGCTCGTACCACAACTTCTGTAAGATTGCAGAACTGGTAAGGGCGTAAGATAATTTCACTACAAGGATTAGTTCCAAACTCGTGGTTAGAATCACGTCTGCCAAACTTCTCAGCTTGTTTCTTAGATGCTTCACGGTTAAATACTCCTCTTTCACCTGATTTACTTTCTACTAAGGCTAACCACTCACGCATGAATGTTTCTGAATCTGGCTTCTCTGTATATGAAACACTGTTATTAGCTAACGCTCTGTGTGCGGCTTCATTCCACCACTGTCCTGACTTAGCGTGACGCATACGATCATCACTGAGGTTAGACAAACTAATCATAGCACTACGTCTAACACCACCAACAACTACTATCTGACCAATGAAACACATTAGGTCATGGCATTCTAAACTAGATAACCTACGTCCTTGAGCATCCTTGAATGTTTTTACTGCAAAGTTGAATAGCTCTACAAGAGGCGCAGGTCCACTAGCTCTACCACCAAATGTTTTTAACCTTGAACCTGCAGGGCGTACTCTGCTAATATCCCACTGAGGAATCTCTCCTGCCCACAAGAGTGCCAATACTTGTCTGAACGCTTTAGCCCATCCCTCCTTGCTGTCCTTTACCACAACGGTAGTATCACTTTGGAACAATTCAGGGACTTCGGGAAGCTTGCTAATGAATTGTCTCTCAACGCTGAAGCCGACACCAGTGCCACAGAGGAGGATGTACATAGCTTCATCAAAGGACTTTGGGTCATCTACGGGTAGGTAGCTACAGTTATACCCTGCAGTATTATCTCTCTCAAGTGCTGCTCCTGCAGTCATCATAGCTCTCATGCTAGGCATTATCTCTAAGTTAAGTATAGCAAACATTATTTCATCTTTAGTATCTGCATCTACTTTATTACCTACAACATTTTCTATGTAACGATCTACTGTCTCAGACCACGACTCTCTGCCTTTTCCATCAATATACTTAGCATAGCGTGACTTGTGTATAAAGCTTTGGTAGTCTGTTGGTAAGTAGTTATTCATGTTTTTTCACCTCTATCTTTCTAATTACTGCACCATCAATATCATAAATAATATCTTGGAATAACTCAGTAACTGCCTCCTCGTGCATCTCTGCCACTATTGGTAGTATCCGTTCTTCCTCGTCTATTTCTATTGTTAGTTTAATATTGAACTTCATCTCTTATCGCCACTGCCCTTAATAGTTCCTCGTTCCATACGACTATGAAGTTTATCTAAGTTACACCTAGCTATATATCCCATGTCAAAATTTAGGTCACGACATAAAGATGCAATGTACCACAGGCAATCCCCTATCTCTCCTGCTACATCATCTCTGTTAAACGTCCCATCCCTTAACATCTTCTTTACTTTGTTGGCTACTTCACCTGCTTCACCTGCGAGTCCTAACGCAGGATAAACTATCTCATGCTCTTTAGGATATATAGCAGTCTTCTCTGCTTCAATCTGATATTCTTCAAACGTCATTTCATACATATCTTTCCAAGCATCTATGTCATCTGGCGTTATCATTTATGGATCTCCTTGTAGCGATCTTTAAGTCTGTTAAGATACCAGATAGCTTTATCTATATCTTCTAATCCATTCTTGTATTCGTGTCTCCATAAATACTTTAACACATTAGCAGCGTGTGGTGCTGTAGAGCCTGACATATTCTCTGTCATTGCTTCTATAGCTTCAATGCATTCTATGCCACTGTGATTGTAGTGTACTGGATTATTTACTTGATCGTGATTTAAAGTTGTATCACCAGTGAGTGTAATAGTTAGATCAGAATCTGATATCATTATGCGTTTCCTTTTGTCTTTGTCCATTTGTTAAGTGTATATACATTACCCTCTTTTGTTACAACAGGTTTTTCATTCTCTTCATCCATAGCTATTAGATAATCTCTGTGTTCTTTAACTTGAGCATATAGGTATGGTTGCTCGTGTGCCATGTCTAAGAAAGCTGACATCATAGTAGCTACATCAACAATGCCATTAATTATATGCTCAGGTAAATTGTGTTCAGGAGATATAGCTATAGACACATCTGTTTCACCTTCCCATTTTTCAGGATCTTCATAATTTTTTGGACTTATAACTATAGCTATTTCGTTATCATCTAAGCCATGCCCCATCAGTTTTTCCTCTTTGTTTTTAATTCTATTCGCTTAACTGTAATCTCTTTGCCTTTTTCTTTCAACCAATCTTCAGGTATCACACGATTCGCCCACTGAAACTTATGCTGCTCACACCAATGACAATACCTAGACTTAGCACCCTTGTATAGCTTGGCGTTTGCGTTACTGAATACAAACCGTATGTCTAGCTCAGGATGCTGTCTCTGTATCTCACGATGTTTACGTCTGTCGGCACTATCAAAGATACCTTTAGTCTCAATAATAATACCATTGTCTAACACAAAGTCTGGTGTGTAGGTGCGGTAGCGTAAGTCCTCCCACTCTACTTTCAGTACTTCGTATCTGACTTTCTTCTGTGTCTTACGCAAGTACGCAGCAACTTCTTTCTCCAGGCCACTGCGATACCTACCTTTATTATGCCTCCTCATACTCAGGACTCAGCAGAACATAGTCCACCATAGGTGGGTTTGCAGCGTTTGACTTTACAGCTTCACGAGTCTGCAAGTTAGGCCAACACTTATGTTTGTAAGAACAGAACCCACACTCTGTGCCAAGCTTCAGATTACCAGTTAGTTTACGGTAATGTGTCTCTGGCACTGGCTCAAAGCAACGCTCAAAGGGTTTATCCTCATTGATGTAGCCTACTGTCTGCTCAATGTTTTCCATCACTGTAGACTTATCTACGGAGTTAGCATCAACATATTTAAACTCACCGTTTGCTTTATTAACTACCCACCAACCACCTACATCTAACCCTGCAGCTTCAGCATATCCTACTAGTTGAGATACATAACCAAAGCTGTCGCTATTAGCTAGAGTTTCTAGAGTGTTGAACTTGTTCTTATATGACCAAGGCGAAGCTGACTTAACATCATCTACCCTGCCATCAAGCACCATATCGTACTCACCTTTTACTTCTGTGCCATCTTTTAGTTTAAGGGTGACACTATCATTGTCTTTGAAGTCTACCTCAGCAGCACGAAGAAGACCTTTAAACACTGCTTCCACGATGTCACCTATGATCATGTTGATCAAGAAGTGTGGTGGTAGTGGTGTCTTATCTTCAGGGTCATTCTTCTCAAACCATAACTGACAAGTAGGACGCCCAATGTTGGACATCCTTAGTCTAAACTTGTCACGAGGTCCACTACTGAACTGCTTCTCTAGTGCAGCCTCAACATCAACAGCAACTTGCTTACGTATGTTTTCAGCCATACTTGTCTCACCCTTGACAGCTTTGTTAAGGTATTCAAAGACAGCTAGTTCAGCAGGGTGGTTCATTAGTCTACCTCTTCTACGTTGACAAACTCAGCCACAATAGCAGCATCATCATCAGAGATAGTCTCCTTATTCTTTTCATCCCACTGTTCTAAGATGTAAGAGTTTTGCGTAGTGATGTACGCTAAGAAGTTATGTAGAGTATCCTGATCTTCATGTTGTAGTTCTACCTTATCGCCTACATCTAAGCTCATAACGGCAAAGCTATTACCTGTTTTAGAATCAACTGCATTGGCACTTAATTTTAACATGCACTGAATAGGTAATACATTCTTACGTCCTAGTGCATTTACTGTTAAGTCTAAAGGTTTGATACTTGAAGGTGGTACTTCAAAAGAGAAAGGCATAGTAGTAATATCATCTACTGGATTACCTGCTTCATCAGTAACACCTGATGCAGTCAACTCACCAAAGAGAATCTTCTTACGTTTGATACTACGAATCAGATCCTTTGTTTTCTCAGGTACACTATCCCAATCTTCGATGTAACCTGACGGTCTGCCAAGATTAAATGTACCAACGTTATCTTTGAGGTCACCCTTTAGATCGTTAGCCATGACTGTCTTCATCATCATCTCTTCTTTGGCATCCCACTTTGACCACTGCTGTCGGATTGCAAAGATACGTATGGTAGGACTAGTTGCGTAGACAACATCATCTTCACCTCTCGTAATCTTGTATGCACCTGCAGGTACAACTTCAGTCTTGATGGGCTTACCGTTGACTTCGATCTCACCCATGATACCTGTGTGCATCAAGTTAACTCTAGGTAGAACGGAACTCTTTCTTTCGCCACCGCTTTGAGTAGTTACACCTACTGCCTCTGCAAGAGACATACCTAAATCGTTTTGTATTGCTAGTTCTGTATTCATTGTTTTACTTACTTTCTTTTAAAGTTAAAGATGGTTAGTTATACTCTAAACATCAATTGTGTCAAGCCAATTCTTACCAATTTTGGCTTCTAATAATAGAGGCACATTCATTTCTATATCGTATGCGTCTTTTATGACACAGTTTAGATTAGCGTTGATAGTCTCAACAATAGTCAAGACTTTTTTTACTTCGTCAGGGTGTACATCTATCACCATAGAATCGTGTACAGTATTGACTAAGCATGACTGTAGAGGCTCAAGCAATCGCTCAAACTCTAGTAGTACCACAGGTACGATGTCACCTGTAGCAAATCCTTGAACAGGATAATTCTTTATCATGGTAAAGTGTGACACACTACCATTTGCTCTTCTAGTAACGCCAGGAAATGCGTATTGTCTTCCACTTTTGTTAGTAATCTTTTCAAAGCGAACAGCTTCATCTCCTAGCTTTTCATGCCACGCAGCTACACCCTCATACTTTTCAGTAAAATGTTTGTAGTACGCAGCTACAGCCTTGGGTCTGCCATATCCAGTAGCTCCAAAGAGAGGGGCGAATGTATGCTCCTTTGCTGCCTGACGCTGTGTAGGTTGCCCTGCATCACTGATAACCTTTGCTGTGTAGGAGTGTACGTCAAATCCTGTATTGATCTCCTCCATTGCTGTGCTGTCCTGTGAGAGGAATGCAGCAACTCTAAACTCCAATTGAGCAAAGTCGCACTCACATATTTGTCCACCCTCCCATCGTGATATGAACACACGTTTTACTGGAA